AAATGTTTGCATTTTGCTCGCGGTTGTCATCTTCCTCATGGTCATTGAAACCCATAAACTGAAGCTGTATACCTTTACGGATACATATCTCATCATGAATTGTTCTAATGTCTAGTAAATCGTCTCCAGGCAAACTAAAGTATTTTAGCTTTGTTTGATCTTTGAGAGATTTCCCAAGTATGTCGTTAATATAATAAATCCACTGTTCTAAGCGAACTAAATGCTTTCTTGGATGATGCCAAGGTAAAAAGACATTTTTAATAGGTCGGCCTTCAGGCACGTCCTTTACTTCTTCAAATAAATCATCGAAGAAATTCTGATCACTCATCAGGCTTCTCCCTCAGCAATGATTACCTCATAAATTGCTTCAATCATTGAGTTTCGTCGATTAATCGATAAATTTTCTAGAACGCCATAGCTAGCAAGAATGGCTGTGATAGCTTTTATTTTCTCTTCAGTCAAAGGTGTGTTTTGTTTGATTTTTGACTTTCCAATAGATATTTGCTTATCGGTAATACATGAGAAATCTACAACGTAATCACTGTCACTTGAACTTGTAACGTTATTTTCAGAATCTACAAATGAAACTTTTGGAGGATTTTGGTAAATGTCATTTCCAGCTTTTGTCCAAGCTCGTTCTACAATATCATCGATTTTTGAACGAGCTATTTTTTGCTTAGTGTCTCGGTGAGTATCTCTAAGTTTTTTCGCAAGTTGTTTGTTTGCATTTGAAAATTGTCTAAAAGCGCTGTGAACCCATCTGGTTAAAACAACCACATGAGGATGAGAATAATTATATGATTCTCGGTCTATATTGAGTGCGCTATCTAATCCCCTTTCAACAAAAATTTCAAATGTTACTTGTCTTTTACGAGTGTTTTCTTGCACTTGATATTTCATGAATGTATCGTCAAACAATGTACCACTTGCATCATGGATGCGTATCAGTACGCCTTGATGTTCAGTTGGACATATCTTTGAGTTCCATAAAAGGTATGCTTTGAATTTTAAAGGACCGCCAGTAGCAGACGAAGGATAATCTTTGAAATCCTCAGAATATTCTCCGATGAATACCATCGGTTTCGATATTGCATGAGAAGTTACAGGAAGATTCTCAAAAATAATTGGCCGTGACAATTTTAAATTATCTATATATACATCAAAATTACTTATTAAGTCTTCATGTTTTAATGTCAAATAATCGGAAAGAGTATTCCCCAGAGGTATATCCAATGGAGTGGCCTGTCCTCCTTTCATTAAGTTAGATAATTTATAAGCATAAAATTGGTTCTCAAAAGGTATATCAAAGATATTTTTTTCCGCATATTTTATCGGTATGCTTAATGATAGGTCCCAAATCATCTTCAAATAAAAATCAAATAGTTCTGAAAGTTTTGGAGTGGGATTTGTTGGTTTTGATTCATCCCAAACACACTTTACTAATTTAAAAAAAGCATTTTCAGGTGAATCATCTGAACTCCAAGGAACGGATCTCACTTTTTCATTGTCGTCGAGTAATTTTAAGTGTTCCGCATCAACGATAGAACCAATATGATATTTTGGGGGTATAATGACTTCACTCTCTGATTCATCATTTTTATCTTTGCTCGCGGCAATACTGGCCCACATGTTTGAACTTGAAAGGGTCTCTTTAGTTTGAGGCCTTATTTTATGTAAGATAAGAGTAGTGCCATGTGTTTCAATATCTATAGCATTCTCTGTCCAAATCTTATATGTGCCAGATTCGTAAAATTCATGATCGTTGTTGTCATGTGAAATTTGGTCAGAGAATTGTTTCAAGGTAACGTTTGCAATGCTACGAAAATTATCACCTTTTCTTTTTGTGATGATTTGGAATGATTGAGTAAGTTGGGATACTGAAAATAATCCTATTCCAATTTTTCCAATTAGATGGCGACCTTTTGGGCTTAGGTTGAAATCTTGTGGATCTGTTATGCCAAATATAGCCCCGGTATTATTTCTTTTTGAACTGGCCCCTATGTGATTCATAACCCTGGTTAGAGTTTCAGGGCTCATGCCATTACCATTGTCTTCGATAGTCATAGAGTTGAAGCGAGGTTCATCTGTTCTAATACGAACTTCAGTTGCGTCTGCATCATAAGCATTAGATATTAGCTCTCTTAATGCTGAGCCTGGTTGTCTATAAATTCCATCAGTTACACGAGCTATAACTTTTTCATCAGTTGTAAGATAAGCCGTTTCGACAACCTCTCTATGCTCACGTATTCTTTGTGCTATTTCTTCTTCGCTTTTATTAATCAGTTTAGTCATATCACCCTCTGATTGATTTTTTTATTGATAAGGCGATTTGCCTTGCCATTGGAGGTGGAACTGCATTTGATATTTGTGTAACTTGCTGCGATAAGGTACCTTTTAATACAAAGGTTTTAGGGAATCCCTGCAAAAGCATCGATTCAAAAATAGATAATCGACGTTTTTTTTCTGGATGGACATAAATTTCCCTGTTCCCATAAGCTATTGTTGGGCAGGGTTTATCCCAAAAAACCGCTCTGAAACTCCGTGTTTTGTTGATTAATAGATCAGGGTTTTTAAACTTTTCAGATTTTGGCATCATTGTCCAATGATTGGGATGATGCTCGATATCTTCTGCGCATAATTTTCTTCTAAAAAAGACAGGTTCAGGCAGTCCGAAAATAATATCTCTAACGGTTTTGATTTGGTTAGTGCTTTTTGAAATAGTAAATTTTTCTTTGAATAACTCTTTTTGCAAAGCAACTAATATCACTCTTTTACGTTCTTGCGCAACTCCAAAGTCTACAGCGTTGAGTTCATTTTCATGAACATCGAAACCAATGCTTCTTAAGCGCGAGGTAATTAGTTTATATGTTGGGTAGTGCTTTTTATCTTTAATGCCCATGACATTTTCGAAAACTACAAATTTTACATCGAATTCCTTTTGGAGTTCTGCAATGAAATCAATATATAAGGTTGCAAGTTGATTTCGTGGATCATCTGCATGAGATTTTACGTTGCCGCGAGAAAAGCCCTGGCACGGAGGACCGCCTAAAACACCTATTGATGAATTCGCATCAAAATAATCACGACAAAGCTCAAGTAAGCCCTTGACACCTAACTCCAAGAAATCCTTTTGTAAGGATACGGTATCAGGAAAATTATGCTTATGCGTCATCACTGCTGCTTGGGAGGAATCCAGAGCTAGTCGAATTTTACAGCCTGACTGGTGAAATCCTAAATCAAGCCCGCCGGCACCACAAAATAAGCTCAATAATTGCACGTTTTGAATCCAATATCATTAAAAATCATTAGGTTAGTGATTGTTTCATTTTATAGCCTTACGAACATGATAAAATCTAAACCTCTGTTTGGCTATACCCTTCGTAACCCTTTAATATCTAAATTTTAAAGGTTGCTTTTTGCCGTGCAGCCGTAGGATTCTAACCGAAACGTTCTACCAACGTCTGTTGGTCTCGCGTTCTGGCGCTGGTGGCTGACGTGAAAGCTGAATAAGGGTGAAGTTCAAAAGTGACATCTATATCATGCTCACATGCGCCTCCGCGCTGGTAGAGCGAACCTGCCAGACACGTGTTCGGCGGAAGAAAAGGCAGTCTAAAGATTGTGATGTATTTAAGTCATTGATTTTTATAATGCAACATCTATCTAAATTTAATAAGGAAATGCATGAGCTACGGTGAAGCAGAGCCAAAAAATCCAGATGCGGCAGATTTCAAAATTTATGCGAGGCTTGATGCTGGGGAAAAGTTAGCTAGTATTATCGCTAATCCCCCTAACACAAAACACGGCAAGATGACTTCTGAGTCGAATATTATGCTTGAATATCGATTTTGGAAGAAGTGGCGGAAATCCAACCCAAAGCCTGATTTAGACTAAAAATCTCAAAAGAGTTTTTGATATTTCAGTATCACCTAGCCATAATGCCCTAGTCAGCCTGAATACCTGACAACCGGGCTCTCGCGCCGTATGGGGACATATGGCGCAATTACAACTTATCAAGCATTCCTCCAATATCCTGATCCCCGCTACAGCGGAGACCAGCGAACTTCTGCAATCTAAAATTAAGCTCGGTGCCGTGCTGGTGGCCGACTTCAAGCAGGTCCGCAACCCGGCATTTCATCGCAAGTTTTTCGCGTTGCTAAACCTGGGCTTCGAATACTGGGAGCCTACCGGCGGGGCGATCTCCTCCAACGAGCGCAGGCTGGTTACCGGGTATGCCAAATACCTCGCCACGTTTGGCGGCAGTGAGCCCGCGTTGCTGGATGCCGCTGAGCAATATCTGACGCGTATCGCCGATCGCCGCGCCGGTAGCATCAGTGTTTGCAAGTCGTTTGACGCCTACCGCTCCTGGTTGATCGTGGAGGCTGGCCACTACGACGCCATCCAGCTGCCCGACGGGACGCTCAAAAGACACCCCCGCAGTATCGCGTTCGCCAGCATGGGCGAGCTCGAGTTCCAGCAGCTCTACAAAGCCGCGCTTGATGTGCTCTGGCGCTGGATCCTCTCCCGTGCATTCCGCAGCCAGGCGGAGGCCGAGAACGCCGCCGCACAGCTGCTGAGCTTCTAGGGGTGATGGCGATGAACAGAACCTACCGTAACAAAAAATGGCTGGCCGCCGTCGGGCAGATCGAGCAGTGCGTGCTCTGTGGCACATGGGGCACGCAGGTGGCGCACCGGAACGAAGGGAAGGGCATGGGCCTGAAAACCGATGACTGCGCCAGCGCCGCGATCTGCATTGTCTGCCACGATAGCATAGACAACGGCAACCAGCTGACGCGCGACGAGCGCCGCCAGCTGATGGATCGCGCCATCGTGCTGACCCTGATCCAGATTGCCCGCCGTGGGCTGGTGGTACCGGCATGAAAATCTACGACATTACGCCGATTGGTAAACCCCGCATGACGCAGCGCGATCGCTGGCATAAGCGCGCGGCCACAGCTGCTTACTGGGCCTACAAAGCGCAGGTGCGACTGCTGGGCGTCACGTTGCCGGAGTCTGGTTATCACGTCACGTTCGTTATCCCGATGCCAAAGAGCTGGAGCCAGAAGAAGCGCGCGCAGCACAACGGGCAGCCGCACCAGCAGAAACCGGATAAGGACAATCTGGAGAAGGCGCTGCTGGATGCCATCTTCGATGACGACAGCCGCATCTGGGATGGTCGGGTAACGAAGGTCTGGGGTGAGAAAGGGCAAATTATTATCAAAACACAGGAAGGGGCAGAGGCATGATTCACGCGGCAGAAGTTGGCAAAGCAGGGGAGCATGCGCGCCTGCGCACGCTGGAGAGCGTCTGGATCCAGGGCAAGCTGCGAATGTGGGGGCGGTGGTCCTATATCGGCGGCGGTAGCGCCGGGAATATGTTTAATCAGCTGCTGACCAGCAAAACGGTGAGCAAGACCGCGATTAATGAAGCCCTGCGGCGCATGAAGAAGGCCGGTATATCAAAGCCGGAGCTGGAGGCTTTTCTCCGTGAAATGCTAAACGGCAAAAACAAAAGCAGCCTGGCGTTTTGCTCCGACGAAGAGGGGCTAAAAATTGATGGGGTGATCAGTGCTGTGCTGACAAGCCAGGGGCATGACGGACTGGTGGGCGTACTGGCACAGCGCTACCGCTGGCGGAAGAGCAAACGGCAGATGGCCGAGGAGCTGCAGGAACAGCACTCAGACTGGAGCTATATGACGTGCCGCCGTAGGATCGATATGTGGTTAAGTCTGGCAGAATCGATACTGTACAGGTCAATGTGTGACGCGTTCGGTACAAATAGTGAAAGATTTTCCTTGCAAAGTGAGCCAGGCGATGATTGAATTGTGATAGGCTCGGGACGTTAAAGCGAACTGAGCAGCAAACATTAAAAAAGCCCGCCATTGAGCGGGTTTTTTATTTTCGAAGGACACAATGTTAGTTACACAAGCCGCTTGGCTTTTTAAGTGGACCGCATACCCCGAAATCCTGAATTACGTATCCTTTTGACTTCATGCAGTCCTCTACCTTTTTAGTTCTGGCAGTGAGTTGCTCTATCGTCTCGCCGGGCTTCAGGCAGTTGCGGCAAAATTTTTCATCCCATGAATTAAGCGAAAATTTCCTGTCAACGCCGCACTCGTATAAATCGTTCCGGCGAGTCTGCACATCTGTGTGGCCCATAGTCTGTGGCTTCTGGAATGTCTGAACATATGGAAAAGAGGTGTAATTACTTGAGTCCATATCGGCGACAACACAACCGGTTAACCCAAAACAACAAATCAGGCTGAGACTCCTTATCCTTAGCATCATTTTTATCTCTCCAGAATTACGTATTCGAACTCCCCGCGACCCGGCTTTTACCGGGCGTCCCTATTTATAGCACACAGCACCCCGACCTTATCGGAGGTGAGAGACATGTCCCATATGAGCAAACTCGTAACCGGTGTCGCGCTCGGCACTTCCGGCGGCACCATTCTGAATGGTGTTCTGACAAAACTGAGCCCTGATGAATGGAGTGCAGTCGGCGTGTTGGCTGGTATTGCGGGCATCGTTATCACAGGCCTTATTAACTGGTACTTCAAACGCAAGGTAACGAACGCTCAGGTTAAAGCGCTGGAGAAGTATGGCCCTGCAGTCAAAGTCGGAGATGATTAAATGCCAATGACCAGCCGCCTGCGTAACAAACTTATCGCCGCCGTTGGTGGTGGTGCAATGCTGATCGCCTCGCTGTTCCTCGGCGGGCAGGATGGCGTCGAAGGGCGTAAGTACGTGGCCTATAAAGACGTCGCCGGGGTGTGGACCGTCTGCGATGGACATACGGGCCGGGATATCGTGAGGGGGAAGACCTACACCGATCGCGA